CAGAAAAGGGAGAAGTAGAAGTAGAGTTCTCTTTAGACTTTGTAGTATTGAAGGGAGAAGATTATAGGAGACTAATGAAATTAATAGAGAATGAGTAAGTATTACACACCAAGTATAGAGGAGTTTCATGTTGGGTTTGAGTATGAGAGCCATCAAGACCCACGTACAGATGATGGATGGGAAAAGTCAATACTAGGCAGACAAGATTTTAAGTACGTGATGCGAGAAGATAACGATGTTGATTATAGGGTAAAATACTTAGACAGAGAAGATATAGAGAGTTTAGGATGGGAGATTGATAAAACTAGATTAGATGGAGAAACTCAATTAAAATTCTATAAAGATAATAAATGTTTATACTATAGGAAAGAAAATCATGAGATTGGAATATTTACAATAGACCCTTCTAAAAATGATTATTATAGTAGATATAATGTAGACCCCACAAGAGTTCATATTATAATAATAAAAAACAAATCAGAGCTTAAAAAGCTTTTAAAACAGTTAGGAATAGATGAGTAATTTTAGTAAAAAAGGTAAAAGAGTAGCTCAAAGAGCAGCAGGTAAAGAACGTATGAAAGAGGTTAGATCTATTCTAGCTGACTTAGATGTAGTAGCACATAAGTTAATTGCATCAGGGGATAAGATAACAGAAGACAACTTAGCGGAACAGGCTGAACTATATACAGGCAGAGAGTTAGGTGATTTAGAGATATCTATACTACTGAGTAAGTTAAAGAACTTTCAAGACGAATTAGAAGCAAAGAGAATTCAACTACAATAAGTATGGAAGATAATAAAACACATTGGCGTAACTTAGCGACTGAAAGATTTTATATGAGATATCCTTATATAACTTTAATGGTATCTCCTCCTCTTAGGTACGATGATATAAAAATAAGAATGGAGACATTTGTTAAAGTAAAAGATAGGCTTATGTTTGTTGCAGATTCATATATAGCAGATGTACATGTAGATATATTTGAAAGTATACCTTTCTTTAAAGAAAGATTTATAGAGAAATGCGAGTTAATAAAAGATAAAGCAATATTTAATGAACAGAGTTCTATATTGGACCCTTATACTACAACAATATGATGGAGATAACAATAAAGAATATACTATCTTACCTTGAAGGTAATACAAAGTATTTGCTAGATATATTTAATCTATATCCTAAGCATCAACAAGAACAAGTAACCTGGAGATTATTAATCTGTAAGGAAGACTGTGTAAAGAATGGTGAATGCGAGTATTGTGGTTGTCCACCGCATAAGAAGGCGTTTGTAGAAGAGTCCTGTAATCATGGGGATAGATTTCCTGATATGATGGATAAAGAGACCTGGGAGAAATATAAAATAGATAAAAATATACAGTTAGATGAAGAAGGAGTATAGCGTAGAAAGGGGCACGGTAATGGAATTACTGAATGATCTAGATGAATTTGAAACAAAGATGTTATCATTTATTGATAAATACCCAACATATAAATATACTGTTAATATAAAGCAGGAAGGAAATATTTGGGTAGGTGAAGTTAAAATAGAAAAAGATGGAAAGAATACAATTACTTAAAGAAACGTTAAAGCATATGGAGTATTATAATAATTTAGCTCCTTTTCCAGTCTATGATACTGGTGATGTTTTACAATTAAAAGAATATATAAAAATTATGGAAAGAACACCATCAGAATATGATAAGATACCTGTTACAGCATGTAAGCATTGTTTAGAGACCTTTATTCTTGTAGATGAATTAGATAATGATATTTGTGGCAGATGTGGGTCTGTTAATGAGATTACAATTTATAAAGACATATTTGAATACTTAGAAATGAAAAACAGAATAAATGAAGATAATTAAATTTGTAGACATAGTAGTAACAGCATTTACAAAAGAGGGGGAACCTTTTGATGTTGTAAAGGCTAAAGATATTGGAGTACCAGAGTATATTAATGATAGTGGGGTTACTAGTATTAGTCCTTACTTTACTGTAAAAGGTAGGTTATTTAAAAATGTATCATTAATAACCTACGAAGGACAGCAAATGAAAGTAGTAGGAAATTATAACGACTTAAATAAAATACATAAAAACATTACTGAACCAATAATAGGTTACTATGGGAAAACAAAATAAGGACAAGAAACAGTTAAAAAATGAAGAATATAAAAGCATTAAGTGTTAATATTAAGCTGAAGACACTATTTAAAACATGGCTTCAAATTACTGAAGTATTTCATGGACTAACTAATCAACAGATTGATGTATTGGCTTTATTATTATATTATCATTATAAATTAAGTCAGGAAATAACAAACAACAAAATATTATGGAAAATAGTATTTGATTACGAAACAAAAGCCAAAATTAAGGATGAGTTACAAATAGCGGACGCAGGTCTTCAAAATGTATTAACTCAATTAAGAAAAAAGAACATTGTTAATAATAATCAAATTGTTTCCACCTATATCCCAAATATAGAAAAGGATAGTACTACCTTTAAAATAGTATTTAATTTTAATATAATTCATGACAAAGGACGAGCATAAAAAAATCCGAGCACTTATACACAGGATAGGTTTAAAATATAATCTACCAGATGATGTAGTAAAAAGGATAGTAGAGTCACCATATGAATTTGCGTATATTACACTTAGACAAGTTAAGTTAGATGGTATACAATCTGAAGAAGAATTAAAAAAACATAAAACAAATTTTAACTTTAAAGCACTGGGTAAGCTTTATGTAAATTACCCATCCTTAGAACGTCGGGAGAAACAAAAGAAGTTCATTAATATATTAAATAAAAAAAACAAATGGAAGAAGTAGTAAATTTAACACAAGATGATGTATTGGATCTAATAAGAGAATTTCCAATTATACCATTACGTAACAAAATTATCATTACCACCAATGTATTGGAGTTAGAAGATGATGAAGTAGATTTAGGAGGGAATGCATTCTCCCCTGAGCAATATGTATTAGCAGTAGGGAGCTACTCAAAAGATATTGTTAGTCCTGGACAAAAAGTGTTTTTAGATGTAGAGTCTATGACAGTGAAAGTAAACAATCCAGATGATGTGTACAACCCAGTAATGAAGATTTCATTGAAGCCAGTTGAAGTAGAAGGAAAAATTTTTGGTGTAATTACTGAAGATAAAATTGAATATTTAATAAGAGGATAATATGTTTATAAGTTGGGTATGGAATTCTCCAGAAACTTTGTTAGGAATAATGACAGCAAACGACATTACAATAGCAACAGAAGGGGAGCAATTTTCAGCGGGATTAATCTCGATAGGTATAATAATAGTAAGAATAGATATAATAATTAATAAACAAAAAGTAAATGGAGAAAATTAAAAACGCAATAGCAGTAGTTTCGCAAGGACTAAATATTGCACAAGGTAAAGGAACATACACATTTCAAGATGCTAATGTAATATTTGGAGCATTACAAGTTTTAAATGTGTATGCAGAAACATTGGAAGAGGAATTAGGCAAAGAAAAGTCTACAAAACCTACTAAGAAAAAAGCTTAATGAAGCTATTTGAACTTAAAGGATGGGATTTAAAGGTCTCCGAGGAAACTTGGGGGCTTAGTCCTTTTGGAGCATTGTTAAAAAGAGATAAAAGTAAAGATAAAAGTAGAGCTTTAAAAGAGGCTTTATTTGTTTATTTTTGGTCTGACATACGCTCGAATTATATCCATATGACAGATGAACAAAAGTTATCTGAAATAGTTAAGGATATTGGTCTTCCTCCTAAATGGAAAAAGGATGCCTCAATAGATGCCTGTATAGAATTATATGAGAGAGTTAGTAGCAGTGTTATAGAAAAACTATATACACAGTCTTTAAAGTCAGCACAAGCAATTGGTGATTATTTAGAGAATGCTGCAGTTCTATTGGCAGAAAGAGACAATAACGGAAGACCTGTAAATGACATTGGTAAGATTGCTGGAGCTGTACAAAAAGTTCCTAAACTTATGAAGGATTTGAAGGATGCTTATAAAGAAGTTATCAAGGAAAGAGAAGATAACGATAATAAGAAAAAAGGGAGTAAATCATTTAATATATTTGAAGATGGAATCAAGCTATAAAGAAATTTATACTAAAAAAACTTTAGAACAGCTTGTAAAAAGTACTGTTAAAGAAGTAGCAGATATAGTTACAATGACTATGGGACCTAATGGAAATACAGTTATACTAACTAGTAGTTATGCTCCACCCTATGCAACTAAAGATGGGGTATCTGTAATAAGGGCACTAGGATTTAAAAACCCAGTGAAAGATGCAATTGCCAAAATGATGCTAGAAGTGGCTGAAGAGACACTTAATATTGCAGGAGATGGAACCACCACTGCTATATGTTTGGCAATGGAGTTAATATTAGAAGGGTTTAATCAATTAGCTAAAGGAGAACAATTTGTAACTTTACAAAAAGAATTAGAAGAACTTGAGAAAAATGTGTTAATACATCTTGATGAGATGTCAGAGACACTAAATAAAGAAGATATTATTGATGTAGCTACAATATCAGCTAACGGAGATAAAAAAATGGGAGAGGTTATACAACAAGCGTTTAATCACTCTGAAAATGTTAAAGTAGAAGAAGGAATTAGTAATAATGACTCAGTAGAGACAGTAAGTGGTATGCTATTAAATACAGGTTACTTAGACTCTGCATTTGTAAATATACCAGAGAAAGACAGCATAGAATATAAAAACCCTATCATAATTCTTATAGAAGGAACTCTAAATAGTTTAGATGCTATTAAAATTCCACTAGAGAAGCCAGAAGCACCAATTATTATTGTAGCAGACGCAGTTAACCCTAATATACAAAATATACTTAGAGATAACTACAATAGGGGGGCATTTGCTATTGGACTTATGAAATCACCAGGATTTGGTGGACATAGAAAGAATCTTATGAAAGATTTAGAACAATTTACTGGTGCAAGACTTGTAAAGCTTAATGACACTAAAGTAGTATATGGGAGACTAGATAGTATATCTATTAGTAAAGAAAAGACAACCTTTTCAAAGAAAAAACTAAGTGCTGCTTGTAAATCTTATGTAGGAAAGTTAAAAACTTTATATAAGACTAAAAAAGATGATGAATTATTAGAACGTAGAATATCTAACCTCAACGGATCACTTTCTATTATTAAAGTAGGAGGATTAACTCCTGTTGAAGTAAAAGAGAAGTATGATAGGTATGATGATGCAGTTAAAGCTGTAGGATGTGCTATTGAGGAAGGAATTGTTGCTGGAGGAGGAGCAGCTTTATTAGAAGTATATACTAGACTATATGAGTGTGGAATTGAAACTAAATTTGATGATTGTTTAAAAGGACCTCTTAATAAGATAAATAAAAACTCTGACTACACTTTAAATGTTGAAGCAAGAGATATGTTAGCAGAAAAAATATTTGATCCTACTAAAGTTACTAAGACAGCCTTTATTAACGCTATGTCGGTAACTAAAGTTATTTTAAATACAAATGGTTTAATATTAGATAGATCTCTATGGATTTAGGATTTAAAATGAATAAATTTCAAACTCCCTTAACAAAGGAGTTAAAAGACTCACTCCCTAAAGAGATTTGGGATGATTTGATTGAGTATATATCTCAAGTGAAGTTTATTCAGACTCTTATAGCCCCAGAAAAAGAGAGAGGCTTTATAGCTGATAGACCTGTCATGACATATGTTGGGGAAGATGGAAAAGAAGTAGAATATGAGGATGGTAGAAGGGTTATAAGCCTAACTGAACCTCATATACTAGAAGACATGGATTTCTTTAGAGAACGTGCTATTTTCTTTCAAGAGAATGGTAAATATACTAATTTAATCCCAAATCCTAATCCTAAATCAGATTATTCTCTATTTTGGAGAGATGAGCTTATAAAGTGGAGAGATGGTATAGTTAGACCAGATGGAGAGTGGATTCCAGGAGAATTATATTTTTATTGGAATTATGCACCTATTTGGATATCTGAAATTTCAGGTAAAGGTAGTGGTAGTAAAAGGGGTGGTAGAGTTAGAGAATTTCCAAAACCTTGGTTAGGAGATTACTTATTTCACCACTATGTAAACGCTGCTAAAGATAATGGACAACATGGTAAATTATTGAAGACAAGGGGTGTAGGTTTCTCATTTAAAGCAGGAGCATGGTCACCTAGAAATATGTATGTATATCCAGGATCTGGTAACCCTAATTTTCATCTAGCATCAGAGAAGACATTCTTACTTGGTGATAAAGGAATCTGGGGTAAAGTATTAGATACTCTGGATTGGATAGCAGAACATACACCACTTCCAAGAATGAGACTTGTGGATAAGAAGCAAGCAATGGAATTACAATTAGGTTATGAGGATGAGTATGGTTCACGTAAGGGTATCATGTCGTCTGTATTTGGAATATCTTTAAAGGATAATCCAGATAAGGCTAGGGGTATTAGGGGTCCACTTATTCACTATGAAGAAGACGGTTTATTCCCTAACTTAGAAAAGGCTTGGGGTGTAAATAGAAAAGCCGTAGAGGATGGAGATATTGCATTTGGATTTATGTTAGCAGGTGGTACTGGTGGGGTAGAAGGAGCTTCTTTTGCAGGTTCTGAAAAACTATTTTATAAACCAGCTGCTTATAATATATATGGGATACCTAATGTATTTGATAAGAATACAACAGGTGAAACTGAATGTGGATACTTTTGGGGTGCTTATATGAATCGTAACCTATGTTATGATGAAAGTGTAGGTGAGCCAGATGTCATTAAAGCAATGGTAGAGATATTGAAAGGTAGACTTGTTATTAAGTATACTGCTTCTGATGCTCTAGCATTAACTCAGAAGAAAGCTGAGGAGCCTATGACACCACAGGAAGCAGTAATGAGAACTGAAGGTACTGTATTCCCAGTTGCAGATTTAAAAGAGTATTTAGAGCAGATTTCTATTAAGAAAGAGAACTTCCTAGCTAAACATTATGTAGGTAGATTAACAATAGATTCTCAGGATGGTTCTGTAAATTGGAAGTTAGATGCGGATGTTTTCCCATTAAGGAGTTATGATATTTCAGGAGGAGATAAATCAGGTGCTTTAGAGATATTTGAAATGCCTAGAACAAATGCTGAAGGTAAAATAGCCTCTGGAAGATATATAGCAGGTATTGACCCTATTGACTCTGACACAGGATTATCTTTATTTAGTCTCTTAGTTATGGATACTTTTACTGATAGGATTGTTGCTGAGTATACTGGAAGACCTAGGACAGCTCAGGAAGCATATGAAATAGCATATAGGACTTTAGTTTTCTATAATGCACAAGCTAACTATGAAAGTAACTTGAAAGGGTTGTTTTCTTACTTTGATCAGAAGAATGCATTGCATTTATTATGTGATGTACCTCAGATACTTAAAGATATGGACTTTGTAAAAGCTACAAATCTATATGGTAACAAGGCAAAAGGTACACATGCTAATAAGCAAATAAATTCATGGGGTAGATTACTTCAAGCAGATTGGCAAAGGTCACTTGCTTCAGGTACATCAGAAGAAGATGCTATCCTAAATTTACATACTTTAAGAGGTTTAGCTTATATAGAAGAATGTATAAAGTGGAATGCTGATGGTAACTTTGATAGAGTGTCTGCAGGTATTTTATTATTTATTCTAAGGGAGGATAGATATAAAAGGATAATGTCTGCTAAAGATAACCAGGATAAAAAACACACAAAATTATCAAATGATCCCTTTTTTAAGAAAAATTATAATAACGAACATATAAGTAGTAATGTTTTTGATGAACTTAATACTAAATAGCTATTAGTAATTGCAAGGGAATTTATAAATAAATATATTTTCCCTTGTTTTTGTAACAAAAATATTGTATATTTATAGATTATATATATAAATAAAACATGGCACAATTTAAAAACTTTAAGATGCCTTCACAGCGTCTTGCTTATTCTAGAAAAAATAAGGAGTGGAGAATCTCCAACATAGATGCTGCAGACCGATATTCATTTTACTACAATGAATCAGTGCGTCAAACATTAAAAAATAAAGTAGTAAATCTTAATCTGTATAATGGCATTGTTGATATACGGGATCTTACTGACACAGTAAACCCCTATCAATTAAATGCTTCTTTTATACCAGATAATCTCCCACATCATCCTATTGCTGTGCCAAAGATAGATTTGTTAGTGGGTGAGGAGAGTAAAAGGCGATTTGATTGGAAAGTTGTAGTAACTAATCAAAATGCCATTACAGATAAAGAGAATAAGAAGAAAGATCTTTTAGAAGCCAAGATGATTGAGTATCTACAGGCTAATTACCCTGAAGAAGAATTAGAAGCTAAGTTAAAAGAAATTGAAGATTATTTTAAGTATGATTGGCAAGATATCCGTGAAAAGATGGGCAATCAAATACTACGTCACTATTGGGCAGAACAAAACTTTGATTCAGTGTTTTTAAACTGTTTTAAAGATGCCTTACTAATGGCAGAAGAAATTGCACAAATAGATATAGTTGGACAAGAACCTTTATTAACTAAGTTAAATCCTTTAAAAGTACATTCAGTACGTTCAGGTAATAGTGATAGAATAGAAGATTCATCTATAATTATAATAGAAGATCACTGGGCTCCAGGTAGAATTATTGATTATTTTTACGAAGATTTAAAGACTGTTGATATAGATTATATAACAGAGTATGGATCTAAAACTGGCAATGCTAATTACTCAGATGACCAAGATAATCACACTTTACTAAGAGATAACCTTGAAGGAGGTGGTCTTTCTGGCATGGGATTTGAATCTATTTTTAGTTTAGCTGAAATCAATGGACATCACTTTGGTAGTAACTTTACTGATGAGAATGGTAACATTAGAGTACTTAGAGTATATTGGAAGTCACTTAAGAAAATCAAGAAAGTTAAATACTATGATGAAGAAGGTGAGACCCAGTATAAAATAAGGTCTGAAGAATACATCGAGGATATAACAGTCGGTGAAGAAGTAAAAGTATTATGGGTTAATGAATGGTGGGAAGGTACTAAAATTGGTAAGGATATTTATATCCAAATGAAACCAAGACCTGTACAGTTTAATAAACTAAACAATCCATCTTATTGTCACCCTGGAATTATAGGTGAAGTATATAATACAAATCAAGGTAGAGCTGTCTCATTAATGGACAGAATGAAGAACTACCAGTATATGTATGATGTTATTTGGGATAGACTTAATAAATCTATTGCCACCAACTATGGAAAAATATTTGAATTAGATTTAGCTAAAGTACCAGACAACTGGGAAATAGAGAAATGGTTACACTTTGCTGTTGTTAATAAGATAGCAGTGGTTGATTCCTTTAAAGAAGGTAACCAAGGAGCATCTACAGGAAAACTAGCTGGTCCAGTAGGACAAGGTATTGGTGGTAGAGCTATTGATATGGAAACTGGATCATATATTCAGCAACATGTTCAATTGTTAGAGTTTATTAAAATGGAGATGGGTGACATTGCAGGTGTAAGTAAGCAACGTGAAGGAGCTATACATCAGAATGAAACTGCTTCTGGAATAGAAAGATCTGTTAATCAATCAAGTCATATAACTGAATATTGGTTTTTTAAACATGAGAAATTTAAACTAAGAGTTCTTACTGCATTTCTAGAGACTGCTAAGATAGCATTGCGAGGAAATAACAAGAAAGTACAATATATTCTAGACGATCAAACTGTTGAGATGCTTAACATTGATGGTAATGAATTTGCTGAAGCTGATTATGGTTTAGTTGCCACTGCTTCATCTAAGGCAGTAGAACTAGAGCAAATGTTAAAACAAAATGCACAATCGTTTATGCAAAATGGTGGAAGTATGGGTACTATTATGGATATATACTTCAGCCCTTCTTTGGCAGATATGCGCAAGAAAATTGAAATTGCGGAAGAAAAAATGCAAGCTAACTCTTCTGCTCAAGCTGAACAGGCTAATAAATTAGCACAAGAGGCACAACAAATGGCTGGTCAATTAGAGCAAGAAAAATTAGCTCTTGATGAACGTAACAATATAAGAGATAATGAAACTAAACTTATGATTGCTAATATGCAAGCT